TACTAAGAGCATTACACACACAAGGTATTACTAAAGTAGAAATAGAATATTCTGGTGGTAATGATGAAGGATCATTTGATAGACCAGTATTTTATGCAGACAATAAATCTGTTGCAATAGATTGGACTAAAACTTTAGATCTTGATGAAGATGAAGACTTTGATGACGATAACTTCGAAGCATTAGTTTATGCTGATGAAGGTAGATTAAATCAATGGTATTCATTTGCAGGTGAATATTCTGTTAATGGTACACTTACTATTAATACAGAAACAGGTGACTTTGATGATAGTGCTGATTTTACAACATCAGAATATAGTGATGAATCAAAGTCTGGTAATGTTTTTAAAGATAAAAAAGAAAATATCTTTGAAAGATTAGGTGTAGAGAAATGACACCTAAAGAAAAGAAAGAGTACACTAAATGGGTAAATAGTTTTGCTAATCAGAAAACTATTACTACAAAAGAAACCAAACCAAAAAAGAAAGGTAAAGATGAAACCAATAAGAAGTAATGAACTAAACTATCTTGATACACTTATACATGACAAGTTTAGAAACAGAAGACAAAACATTGAATCAGAAATAGAAGCTGCTACTCAAAAACAAACTGATAAAAATTACTCAAAGTTTGTTGAAAGATTAGGTCTTAAAAATCAAATTAAAGCTTACAAAGAAGCTGATATGAAACTTAAAAAGTTTCAAGAACAAAAAGAATCTTATGAATCTAAATTGTTTGCAGCTAAAACAAATAAAAAAATAGAGCTTGAACAAAAACTTCAGTCTTGGGCTTCTATTAGAGGATGGAAAGGTAACTACAATGACACAATGGACATAAGCATAAAAGATTATGATGATGTTTTAACTACATTGTCTAGAGCCTGTAAACAAGAAACTAAAAAGTCAGTAGAAAAATTACCTAAGTTTAAAGTAAAACATGATTTAGATTTGCTTGAAGAACAAGCTAAAAATGTTTTATATTCTGGTAGAGATATAAAAGATGTATGGAAACATTTAGGTAATACATTCAAAGCATCTGGTGTTCCAGTAGCTGCACCTAAAGAGTTTCTACAATTAGAAAGTAAATAATATGGATATAGATAATGAAATAAATTATCTAGCTGAAACTGATACTACCTTTGCTAAACTTATGGCAGAGGTAGAATATCAGCGAGATATGATTAAACATTTCAAAGGAGCTTATGTAACTCAATCAGATGTAGCTGTATCTAAAGCTATTGAAAGTTATTACGCTTCCGAAAGTTATGTAACATCAATTAAAAAAATTAATGACTTTAATATTAATCTTCTGCAATTAAAAAATAAAAGAAAAACTGCAGAAATGAAAATAGAAATATGGAGAACATTAGAAGCATCAAGGAGAAAAGGTAATGTATAACGAACAAGAAGTTTACATATATATTGGTAAACAAATTAAACAAGCAAGACAAACTACATTTCAACACAGAGTAATGCCACAAAGAGAACTAGCTCAAGCTGCAGGTTGCACATTCCAACAAATACAAAAATATGAGAAAGCTAGTAACAAAGTGTCATTATTTAAATTACACAAAATTGCAGAATATACTCAAAAACCATTAGGTTATTTTGTTCCTAATTCAGTTATAAATACCATATCTGGTTGACAGATACCAAAATATACATATACCTAGTGTTAATGACTAACAAGGCACTAGGTAAACAATTTCATAATCAAGTAATACCACAGTTTGTTTTATTAAGAAAAAATCTAGGTATATCACAATTAGAAATGGATGAAATATTAGGTGTAGCCAAAGGTCTTGTATCAAAATGGGAATGTGGTATAAGAAAACCAAGTGGCTGGTTATTCTGTTGTTGGGCAGAAGCACTTGATGCCGAAATTATAGTACAAAAGAAAGAGGTAAAACATGGCAGTTAATCCAGAGTTTAATCCTGGTGATATAACAGACGATCCTATCGTCAATGATGTAATCAAAAAAACAATTGATAGACATATACAAGGCATGGAAAAGTTTGGTAAAACTATGTCTGATAATAAAAGACCTATGTCCGAATGGGTAGATGAAACAATTGAAGAACTATTAGATGCTGTTCACTATTTAACTAAAATGAAATCAATTTATCAACAGTTTGATAGTGATTCAGATAAAGTTAAAGCAGCTCTAAAAAGTTTACAAGAAGGAACATCTACTAATGATAAAACAGAAACGCAAAGATAATATAGATTACACACCTTATCATGTAAGACAACAAGCATGGTATATGTCATTACTTAAATTTTATAAAAGTATTGAGTTTGATGACAAAGTATACACAGACTTTGCTACCAAATTGTTTGCAAATAAAATAGATCAAAAAGTATTAAAACAATTAGATAGTTTAAGAAGAAAACACAATAAACAAGAACAAAAAAAATGGGAAGATATAAAACGTAAAGGTGCAACTCGTGTAGGTTTAAACTTCCGAAATATATACAGGAATAAATAATGCCAGAACAAGATGAAACAATACAAGAAATACAATCACAAAATAAAGATAGAGCTTTACAACAAAAAAGAATGCACACTATTAAAACAGTTGCAGGTTTATTAGGAATACAGGAACTTAAATGGATTTATACTGAAATATATAATATGATTCAAGACATAGAAAAAAAGAATCATAAAAATGTAGAATCTCCAGATAACAGAATGAACTTCCCTAAAGAATAAAACAGAAAGGACTAAATGAACAAAGACTTTGATCGTAAAACAGGCATTGGAGGATCAGATGCCACCAGGTTATACAATGGTGATTGGCACGATTTGTATCTAGAAAAAATTGGAGAGAAAGAATCAGATGATCTCTCAAATGTTTTACCAGTACAAATGGGAGTGCATACCGAAGATTTTAATATTCGCTGGTTTGAAAAACAAACAGGTATTAAAGTTGTAGGTGAACAAGTATTTATTAAATCTAAAAAATATCCATTTATGTATTGCAATATAGATGGTGTCCTCAAAGAAAAAAAAGCATTGCTAGAATGTAAGCATACCAACGCTTTTACTAATGAAATCAAAACAGCAGAAAAATACAAAGCACAGATACAACATTATCTAATGATATATGGTGCAGATAAAATGTATTTGTCTATGTTCTTTGGTAATATGAAATGGGGATTAGCTGAAGTACTTCCAGATAAAGAATTTCAAAAACAATTAGAATCAGCATTAATTTTGTTTTGGCATTTAGTACAAACAAAAACACCCCCACCAGATTTTGTTGATTTTAATAATTTTAACGAACAGATAAAGGAGCATAATAATGGTAGAGAAATCATACCCTTACTCACCAGGCAGTCAAAAAGTTGATACATCAGTTGAAGCTTCCGAACTTATTAAAGAAGGTGCTGATACTATTAGACGTAAAGTATTTGAAGTTATAGCAAACAAAGGTAGCTTTGGTGCAACAGCTGATGAAGTAGCTGACTTATTAGGGTTATCTTCGTTTACTGTAAGACCAAGAGTAACAGAACTATATAAACAAGAGAAGATAGAAAGAACAACTAAACGTAAAAATGCTAGTCAAAGATCAGCATATGTTTATGTAGTTAGTAAAACTCATATTAATAATCAATACACAGAGAAAGGTATATAATGAGAACAGGAAAAGAAGAACACTTTTGGATATGGGATCAAGTAAAAAATACTAATCCAAAATATACAAAAGCATTTACAAAGTTTGGTGGTAAAGAGCTTACAACTATAGATCCAATGTATCAGATACAAGTTATGACTGGTATGTTTGGTCCAGTAGGTTTAGGTTGGGCATATCATGTTGACTATACTTATACAGATAAGAATGTATTTGCAGAAGTATTAATAAGATACAGAAAAGAACCTAGCTTAGAATGGAATCAATTTGGTCCAGTATCATCAGTACAAGCATTGTACAAAAAGAATGGTGGACTAGATGATGAAGCACCAAAGAAAGCAATGACAGATGCTATGACCAAAGGTTTTAGTCATCTAGGTATCAGTGCTGATGTGTTTCTTGGTTTGTTTGATAACAACAAATATGTTCAAGAAATGAAAGCTAAGTTTGATGCTAAACCAAATAACATAACAGTAATTAACACGAAGGAGTTAAATAATGCTAAACAAAGTGATGCTGATAGGAAGACTGGGAGCAGACCCAGAAATAAAACAAACTAAAAAAGGTGAATCTTTTGCCAACCTATCTTTAGCTACTAATAAAAAGTACAAAACTAAAGATGGTGAATGGCAAGAAAAAACTACATGGCATAAAATTGTAGTATGGGATCCAAGACTTGCAGATACTATGCAAAAGTATGCTAAAAGTGGAACTCAATTGTTTGTTGAAGGTGAAATAGAAACTAGACAATTTAAAGATTCTAACGATCAAAACAGAATTGTAACTGAGGTTGTTATACCTCGATTTACAGGAAGCATTAGAATGGTTGGCGACAAACCATCTGGTACTAAGACTGCTCAACAGTCTAAACCATCAGATGATTTTGATGACCAGTTTTAATAAGGTTAAGTTAATTTACCTTTAAATAATTAACACGTAGTATGTAACTACATCTGTTGTTAACTGTAGGCGTATGAATACTTTGAATTGATTGCGCCTACAGTATAGAATTTGTGATAACAAATAGGTAAGCTAGAACCTGCAATTAATTAGATACTAGTCTTCGTTAATGCTAAAGTCCTGCTGCTTAATTAAAAATTATGTGAGTAAGCAACCACGCAGTCCAGTATGGTGTAATGATAAATACCACCAATGGTTTATCCTGTCTGAGTTGCTTACTTTTTTTTATGTGAGGTGTGAGCTTCCGAATTTCATAATAACCTGTGCATATGAAAACAATAATATGCTTAAAAGATATATTTAAAAAACGTCAGATTTCTAATGATGAAGTTATAAATGTTTTTGATAATATAGCCGACACATTAACAATAGACTTACTTAAAGGTAAAAGTGTAGATGCAGCTCAAGTTGCTTTGGTATCTAATGTAATGCAAATAGCATCAAGCTATAATAATAAGAAATTTGCTATAGATTTGTTGCAAGGAGCTTTAGCTGAGCTAGAATCTGAACATTTTACAGAAACAGGTCATAAGCTTTCATAGATCTACGTATATAACTATCTTTATTATTGTACCCAATGATACCGAATTAGTCTTCAATGCCTATCTAAGAGCTTCTC